ATAGAGTTATCAAAGGGTGATACACACGTTGAGGTTTATGATAAAAATTCATCATCTAAGTTTGATTACTTTAACTATCCAGCATTTTCACCACCGTCTTATTGGGTTCAAGCTAATTATACACCCAGAGATTATGGGTTTGTGTTTTACAACTTTAAAGATACCAACCATTATTATAAGAAACCGTTTTATTTTAATCAATAGGGGATAACGATGAAACCTTATTACGAAACTGAAAACGGAAAGCTATTTTGCGGGGATTGTTTGGAAATTATGCCAATAATACCAGATGGAAGTGTAGATTTAATTCTAACCGACCCACCTTATGGAACAACCGCCTGTAATTGGGATTCTGTAATTCCTTTTGATGAAATGTGGAAACATTTAAATAGAATCATTAAAAAGAATGGTGCTATAGTATTATTTGGCTCAGAACCTTTTAGCTCTGCTTTGAGAATGAGTAATATTAAGAATTATAGGTATGATTGGGTTTGGAATAAAACTTTTGGTAAAGAACCTTTTGCTGCAGGTAAAAGACCTATGAAAGCACACGAAAATGTAATATTATTTTATAAAAAACAGCCTAGTTTTAACCCACAATATTTTTATAGAGAGCCATACAAAGACTATAGAAAAAATTACAAAATAAAAACTGATAGGTATAAAATAGATTTTAAGGGTTATGAGAGCAAAGACGGTAGAAGAAACCCAATATCTGTAATAGATTTTAAAAACGCTAACTTTAAAGGGATGCACCCAACCCAAAAACCAGTAGCACTTATGGAATACTTAATAAAAACCTACACCAACGAAAATGAAATAGTTTTAGATTTTACAATTGGCTCAGGAACAACGGCGGTGGCTTGCGAAAAAACTAACCGTAAATGGATAGGAATAGAGATGTTAGAAAAATATTGCAAAATAGCGAAAGAGAGAATAGAAAATGAACAAGAACAGCTTAAATTAAATTTATAGGAGGTTATTATGCATAAAGATAAAAATAAATGGGAAAAGATTAGTTGTAACAATGCCCATCCGGGAATGTATCTGGGGAAATTATGTAAATATGGGCATGAATATAAAGGAACAGGCAAGAGCTTACGTTATGATTCCTCTAATGGTTGTGTTGTTTGCTCCAGAAATAGAAGTAAACGTAGATATAAAGAAATTAAAGAACTTTGTCAATACCCATAAAAAAAATAATTGACAATTTTGTGATATTTTATAATTTTTACATAAATTATTAGGAGGTAATATGTATAAAGACAAAATTGATGAAATACTGGACATTTTAGCTGGAAGCGCCCTAACAGATGAAGAATATACTGATGTAGAGGCATTATTGCTACAAATTGAATCTGAATGTCAAAAGCAAAATGTTTAAAAAAGAAAACTATTAGGGTTGATTATTCAGATAAGGAAACTGGTGAAATCACTGCTACAAGGTATTATAATAGTTATAATACTATCAAAAAAACATATCGTTTTATTAAACTCAATAAATATCTACATAATTTTTTTATTTCTACTAAATATATGGGTTATTTCCTATTGGTTATAACTAAATTAGAACGATATACCAACCGAATTGTAATGTATAGTAAGCGTGGAGTGCCAATACCTATGAATAAGAAAATGTTATGTGAATATCTTGACATTTCACGCCCAACCCTAAATAAGTTTTTAGAAGATGCTGCTATCAAGAACATAATTAAATACAACGAATATGAAGAAGCCTATTTCGTAAATCCTAATTATGCTATTAATGGCAAATCAATAGCTGCAGAGATAGACAATTTCTTTATGGAATAAATATGACATTTTATAAGATATTTAAGTGGGGAAATTTTGTAACATGCCCAGGGGAGTTGCCTAAGACACCACAACTTAAAATATGGCGGTATTGTAAAAAATATCGTAAAGATAAATTAGAATTAGATTTTTGTATCTTTAAACAATGGATACATTTTACTTTTTATATAAGTAAGCCAAAATAAGGTGAACTATGGCAAGATTATCATCTAAGCAAAAACGTGAATTAATACAAGAAATAGAAAATAAATATATTAAATCTGAACATAAACTTAGTTATACTAAGTTATATGAAATTTATAAAGACGCTGGTATAGGTTATAATTCTATTGCCAATGCTGGCAAACAATATAACTGGCCAGAGCGGCGTAGAGAATACTGGTCCCGTCAAGAACTTATAAACACCCAAAAAGAAGTTACTAAGTTTAAAAAGGGCGGGGTAAGCGTCCTTAATTTTGTTAATGATGTTATTGATAAAATGTATAAGAAAATGAAAGAAAAGGATGTAACCCCATCTTATTCAGAACTTCATAAATATATTGATTTGCGTGATAAATTAATGGAAAAAAGCAAGCAGAAAGATGAAGTTATAATCTTAGGTGCTTCTAAAATGCCTAAAGAAGAGGATATTTATCCATCTCTTTATGATGGCATAGAAGCTATTGATATTAATAATAAACCAGAAAATGCGGAGGTAATAAAAGATGAAAATAAATCGAATTGAATTTTCAGATGATGGGATAGCTGCCATTTGTCTTGAAGATGGTATATTACTGGAGAATTATTGCAGACAATATCTTATTAAAAGAATATTGGCGGAAAAAAAATAAATGAAAATTGATTTGTCCTTATTACCACAAATAATGAATAAAAAGTATTATCCTTTATTATATAATACTGATAGGGAATTAGTACTTTGGGGTTCAGCTGGTAGTGGTAAATCTCATTACTGTGCTCAAAAAACCATTATAAGGACAATAACAGAACCAGTTGGGCATAGAATACTTGTAGTTAGACGATTTGCGCCATCTTTGCTTAGATCAGCTTGGCGATTAATACTTGATTATATTTATGAATGGGATTTATATAAATATTTTAAAATACATAAAAAAGAAATGATACTTACCTTTAAACCGAATGGCAATGAGATAATGTTTGCTGGAATAGATGATGAAAGTAAAATTAAATCTATTGAAAAGGTTACTTCTATTTGGGTAGAAGAAGCTAATCAATTACAATACAGTCATATTTTACAGCTTAAATTACGCCTTAGACCACGTTTTAAAAGTTATCCACAATTTATGACCAGCTATAATCCCATTAAAACTTCATGGACTTATAAATATGATTATATAGATGACCAGCATTTAAGCTATCGTAAGAAAGTAATTAATAAAATCAAATATAAGGGCGAAATATTAGATTATCCAACTTATAAATCAGTAATCCATACCACTTATAAAGATAATAAATATCTTGAGCCAGAATATATAGCCTCTTTAGAAAATATGATACATCAAGATCAAGCATATCATAAAATTTATGCTTTAGGGTTATATGCTGATATTTCAGGACTTATATTCCCAGATGTTAATTATATTGATAAATTCCCTGATAAAGATTTTAAAATAGAAGGATATGGACTTGATTTTGGGCATAATCATCCTACTGCTTTATGTTGGGTTGGTATTAAAGGACAGAATATATTTGCCAAATCTTTATATTATGAAACCGAAAAAACAGTTGAAGATACTATTAAATTTTTAAATGCTTCCAATATAAGCAAACAAGATAAAATTATAGCAGATAATGAACGACCTGACGCTATACAACAAATTAAAGAAGCTGGTTATAATATTATCCCCTGTAAAAAAGGACAACATTCAGTAATAGAAGGCATAAATCTACTTAAATCCTATAATCTTTATTTTCTTAAAAATGACCAAAATTTTATGTATGAACAAGAGCGTTATAAATGGAAGGAAGGTAAAGCTGGAGATCTATCAGAAGAACCAGTTAAGTTATTTGATGACTTATTTTCAGCTTTAAGGTATTTTGTTTATACGAGTATGTTACAAGAAGCTGGTAAAATACAAGTCTATTCTCTCTAATATTATTTTTTTTATTTATAATAATGTTTTACTTGACACAATTAATTAATTACTTCTATTTTTGACACGTAAAATATTTTACAGAGGTAATAAATGGGTTTATTTGATTTTTTAAAGCCGAAACCATCTGAAAAAAAGATTGGGTTTGCTGGTAAATATGTACCTTCTGGTGATTTTACATTCAACAGAATGGGCAATCTTATTGAGCGCAATAAAGATTGGGTTTATATTTGTGCCAATAAAAACAGTCTTGGGGTTATGAAATATCCAGTACAACTATATGTAGCCAGACCCAATCAAGATAATCCTTATAGTGTTCAACAACGTAATATAACTGCATTGCAAAAATATAATTTAGAAACAACATATGGTAATCATTATACCAAATCTTATTTTGTTGATGAAATTACTGAACATCGTTTCTTAGATTTACTTAAAAAACCTAATGATTATTTAACTTATGAAGAAGTTATTTATCTTACTACAATGGGTTTAGATTTAGATGGCAATGCTTATTGGTATTTAGTTAGAGACAGATTAGGATTACCAAAGAAAATTCATGTATTACCACCACAATATATGACAATTGGACAACGTAAGAACAGTGAAAATATAGAATATTTATATAACGATGGTATTTATCAATATCGGATTAAACCTAAAAATATTTGTCATTTTAAATATCCAAGTTATTCTAATCCAAATAAAGGTAAAGCGCCAATATCACATTTAGAACAGATATTTGAGATACATCTTAATATGAATAAATATGAAAATGCTATTTTTAAGAATATGGGTGAGCTATCTGGAATATTTACAACAGAAGAAAATATTAATGAAAATGAATTTGAAAGAATTAAAAAAGAGATAAAAGAGAATTTTTATGGCATTAAGAATGCAGGTAAAGCACCACTTTTAACAAAGGGTTTGAAGTATACAAATGTTTCTAATTCACCTAAAGAAATGAGCTATCATGAAGGTAGGAAAATAGTTCGTGATATGATAGCTGCTGCATATGATGTTCCTATTGCTATGTTAACAGCTGATAATGTCAATAAAGCAAATGCTGAAGCTGCTTATAGAGCTTATTCCAGAGATTCTTTATTACCAAGAATGAAAATCATAGCAGCTAAATTAAGTAATATAGCACGTGAATTCGATACTAAACTATTTTGCGCTTTTGAAAATCCTGATAAAGAGGATAGAGCTTTATTATTAGAAAAACAAATTAAGTTTGTCATAAATGGTATTAAGACACGTAACGAAATACGTGGTGAAGAAGGCGAAAAACCAATAGATGGGTTGGATGATCCATTAACGCCTATAAATACTCAACCGCTATCTGCCTGGCGAGCTGAAGCGGGGAATACGGATGGAGGTAATAATGAATAAATCTTTGATAACTAAACGTTTTAATATATCTAAATTTGATAAACCTAAGGCTAAAGAATTAGCTAAAAGATTAAAAATAAAAGCTGATAATGTAGAATTTGTGAGCAAGGGCTATGATGGCGAAGCAGTTGATATCGTTAAACAAGATCGATCTGTAATTAAATATGTAAGCACAGTTAGCGTTGATAGAGATGGAGAGATTATCGATCCAGCAGGTGTTGACTTAACTGATTTTAGAAAAAGTAAAAAGTTTCTTTGGGGACATAATCATGGTAGTTCTATATGGGGCGGCGGTTATCCTGTGTTACCATTAGGGACTGACGAATGGATTAAGGCCGACCATAAAGGTATTTTGGCTAAACAACAATATGCTAATCATCAACTTGCGAATGATGTTTATAATATGCACAAAGACGGTCATCCTTTAGCAGCCAGCATTGGATTCATTCCTATTGAATGGGTAGATAAAGGTGATGATAATTATGATAAAGTAGCTAAAGATATTTCAACTAAATATGCTATGGATGAGAATAACGTTAAAGAAGCAAATAGAATTTATACCAAGACTTATCTATTAGAACATAGTGATGTGCCTGTTGCGTGTAATCCAGATGCCTTAACCTTAAGTGTTAAATCTGGTGATATAAAACTTTCTAATGAAATGTTTCAAGAATTAGGATTAGGAGAAGAAGAGATGAATGAAGAATTAAAAAATCTTGCAGATGGTATTAATAAGACAAATGAAAAACTCGATATGCTAATTAAAGCATTATCGGAAGCTCAGGATGAAGCTGATTCTGAACAAGAAGAAGAAATGGAAGAAAAGGGTCTTACTTTAGATGATGTAAGTGATCTTCTTGATAATTATAAAAAGAATATAACAAATGAAATAGCTAAATTAACAGGAAAAGTATAGTTCTGGAGTTAGATTTAAGAGCTAACAGGAACATTTGAATACTTTATATAAATGGAGGAAATAATGGCTGATAAAAAAGAAAAAACTCCTTTGACTAAGGAAGTTTTAGAAGAAAGTCTGAAAAGCGTAAATGATGAAGTCATAAAGACAGTTTCTGGATTAACAGATAAACTTGATGATATTCAGGTAAGCGCTTCAGAACGAGAAGAAGATATGAAAGCTAAAGGTGATTTTGAAAACTTTAGTGAGTTTGTCAAAACAGTAGCATCTAACCCGAATGATAAACGTATTAAGAGACTCAATACTGGTGTTAATTCAGAAGGTGGTGCTTTAATACCAAGAGCATTTTCGCAGCGAATCTGGGAAAAATCGATTGAAGGGGATGAAATTTATAATCGCACCATGCGTATGCCTACTACCAGTAATAATCTTACTTTCCCAACTGTAAAAGATGATGATCATTCATCTAATATTTACGGTGGAGTAAAGACTTACTATACAGAAGAAGCTGCGCAAATTACTGGCTCTCAACCAAGTTTTGGGCGTATTAATTTTAAACTTAAAAAACTGGCTGCTCTTGTACATGTCCCTAATGAAATGATTGAAGATAGCCCAGTTACACTTGAACCATTTCTTATGACTAAGTTCTCTGATGTTTTACGTTGGAGACGTAATAAGGATATTCTGGTAGGAACTGGTGCTAATCAACCACTTG